GTTCAACCAGCCGTTGGCGAGGTTGACGGCGTGCAGGCCGACGGCCATCACCCCTCACCCCCGCCCTGCGCCTCGTCGTCCTCCAGTGCTTCCGCGCCCGCCTCCGGATCGGCCGGCGGGACGGCCTTGATGACCTCGGCCTCGGCCGTGATGACCAGGCCAAGCCGTACATCCGTCATGATCTGTCCTTCATCCGATCCGGATGCTGCCTTCAACGGCGCCGGACACGACGTCCACGAAGACGCCGCGCAGCGCTCTCAGGGAGCTCGGGTACATCACGTCGACCGACCCGTCGGCGGCCAGGGAGACGGCGGCCAGGATGACGCCCGACGCGGCCGACTCGTGGTCGTAGATGCGGACGGCGGCTGCCGCCCCCGCGGTCTCCCGGATCGTGTAGCCGGCCAGGTATGCCGACCCGGTGCGGACCACCTGATCGGCACCCGTCAACGCGACCTGGTCGGACACTAGTTGCCCCGGGCGAAAATCTGCACGGTGCCGTCGGGCATGGCCAGCCCGGTGCCCGTCACCAGCTTCTCGATGGTGAGGACGTCACCGGCGGCCACGTTGAGGGCCGCCTCCGTGCCGGACAGCGTCATATCCTCGGCCGCGAACGCGGTGCTGTTGGTCGCAGCGTAGGAACGCTGCGCGGCCAGCGCGGTTCCGGCGCCGGTAGTGCGGTTCCTGAGCGTGAGCGTGAAGTAGTTGCTGCCGTTCGCGGTCACCGCGGTGGTGGGCACCCACTTCACGCGGGTGATGGTCATGTCGAACGGCGCCACCAGCGCCACGAACTCGTCCGCGGTGCCCGCCGTCGCCTGGCCGGGGACCGGGATGGCGAACACGTGGTCGCCGCGCAGATCTTTGACTTGCATGGGGTTTCCCTCTCGTTGTTCCAGGTCGGATGCGTGAACGGTCCCGGCCCGCCCGGGGGTCATTGTCAGGCCGGGACCGAGCTACGGGCGCTATGCGACCAGGCCGCCGTACACGGCGCGGTGGTCGAGCACGGTGCCGCTGTAGATGTGCCTGATCTTGTAGACGACCTTGTCGGCGTTGAAGGTCGCGCCCTGGTTCGGGTCCGCCTGCGTGAACAGCTCCGGGTCCTGGCGGCCCTGGTAGAAGCCGACCTCCAGGGTGGGCGCCTGGTTCGGGTCGGCGATCACATACCAGTTGTTGTCGTCGGCGGTGAAGTACGGCACCACCACCAGGCTGAGGGAGCTGTGCATGTTCGGCGCGGTGCGCGACTGCTCGGCGTCCGTGCCGGCCGCCCCCACCGACACCGCGCTGGTGGTGAGCTTCCACGCCGGAAGCTCCAGCGCCGGCGGCACCACCAGCGTGCGCGGCGTCAGGTCCAGCAGCTCAGTCGAGTTGCCGTACGGGGTCTGCTCGCGCATCGCCTGCCGGGCAGTGGCCAGCGCCGACTCCGACAGGGCCGACGTGGTGGTGTTGCCGTGGGAGGCGTGGAACAGCGGCGTGCCGTCGTAGGTGGTGGTCGGGTTGGTGCGGATCATGTCCCACACGAACCGGTACAGCGTCTGCGCCGCCGCGCGGCCCAGCTTGGCCGGGATGCTGGAGATCGCCCGCACGTCGTCGTTAGCGATCATCTCCAGGGTGAGGTCCTCCGTGCCGCCCCGCTTCGACAGCGCGTAGGTGGCCTCCTCGTCGTCCGGCGACGTCAGCGCCGGGTACGGCGAGCCCTCGTTCACGACGGGCAGCGTGCCGTAGCCGCCGACCCGGCCCACGCGCTGCGTCCTGAAGTCGTTCACCGGCACCACGCTGGACACGATCTGCCGCCACGTCTGCAGGTTCGGCAGCGCGTACATCGACATCATCCGGCGGGTGATGCTGTCACCGAGGACCTGCGCCCACGAGGTCGTATCCAGCGACTCCTCCGACCGCACAGCCGAGTCGTACAGCCCGCCGATGCTCTCCCGCAGGATGTGCCGGTTCACGTCGGAGTCGAAGCTGCGCGGCGCGTAGCCGGTGAAGTCGACGTAGGCCTGCTTGAAGCTGTGGTAGCCCTCGGAGAACTTGCCGTCGAAGAACGCGTCCAGCGCCTGCATCTTCTTCTCCCGCGACTCCTTCGTCACCGTCACGGTGGCCTTCGGCGCCAGGTCGGCCCGCTCGATCACGGCCATCGCCGACTTCAGGGAGGCGACCGCGCCGTCGACGTCCGACTCGCGGATCCGCTCCGGCAGCGATTCGGCGATCGACTCCACCACCGACGCGGGCAGGTCGGCGTCCTCCACCTTGCCGCGGATCATCAGGCGGCCCATGTAGCTGCCCTTCGGCAGCGTGTCCGCCTCCACCGTCCGGGCCGGCTCAGCCTTCTCCGGCTCCTTGGCCGGCTCCGACTCCTTGGCCTCCTTGGCAGGCTCGGCCTTGGCCAGGCCCAGCGCCGCCAGCTCCTCCGCCGACGCCTCGCGCAGCGCGCTGAGGATGTCTTCCTTCTTCGGGGGCACGGTGTCCTCCTCCAGGGTTTCCGCGGGCTCCGTGCCCGACGTGGATGTATCCGGGTCGCCGCCCTCATCGCCGGCGGCGACCATGCGCGTGGCCCTGCCGCCCGCCGCCGGGTCGGCGACCAGGTCGGCGCTGTTGACGCGGGTGATCGCGGTCGCCTCGTGCATGCGCTTCCCGCCGACCGTGATCTGCTTGTACATGGCGAACACGTCGTGCGAGACGCCGATCAGCGGCTCCAAGCCCTGCTCCTGCGCGGTGAGCGTCGCATCCAGCGACTCGGCCGCATGGACGGCGCTGGGCAACAGATGCAGGTCGGCGTAGATGCCGTCGCTCTCAGCGGTGACATCCCGGTAGTAGCCGATCAGCCCGCGGATCGTGGACGTCTTGAGCTCGCCCTCGTCACGGTGGTGGTCGTACGCCTTCGCGCCCTCGTACATCGGGGCGGCCACCCGCAGCACGCTCTCCGGGTAGCGGCGGCGGTTCTTGGAGTCGCCGTAGGCGATGACCCGCACCCGGAACTTCCGGCCGCCCGAGGCGTCCGTGCCCAGGTTCTCGATGACCCGCCCGACGATCTGGTCGTGCTGCTCCACCTCGCCGGCCGACTCGGCGGCGGGGGCGAGCTCGGCACCGGCAGGCTCGCCGGCCGACCCGGCGGGCGCGGGGGCGTAGGTGCGCACCACCTTGGTCGGGTCGCCGAGAGTCACCTCGCCGGCCGCGTCCACCTCGTACGAGCACTGGAACAGGTCGTCGTCGCCGGACGCGTACACCACCTGCGAGCCGGTCAGGTCGGAGATGTACACCCAGGCGTACGACATGCCGGAGGCCGCCTTGGCGCGCGCCTGCAACGCCTTACGCACCAGCTCCCGGACGTCGTCGAAGGACCGCTGCCCGTCGATCATCGCCTCGGAGCTGGGCCCCTCCGAGTCCTCGACGGACTCGGTGGTGCGCACGCCCGGCCCGGCTGGGTCGAAGGCGTGCCCGCAGTTCGGGCAGGTCACCTCCGCGCGCGCCGGCGGCGCGTCGTCGGGTCCGCCCGCGGCGGCGCGGAACGTGCCTGTGGCGACCTCCTGGTTGCACTGCGGGCACGGGCCAGGGCCGCCGCACTGCATGACGACCGCCGGCCGTGGCTCGGTCCGCTCGACGGGCCCGTACCAGTGCCCGTGCGACGTGTACGGCATCAGCCCTCCCGCAGCTCTTCGAGGCGAGCCACCAGCGTGCTGCGCGGCCTGTCGCGCGCCTGCTCGGCGGTGAGCGCCTGCGCGGCCCTGGCCTGGTCGTCGCCCACCCAGCCGAGCACCTGCTCAACGGTGCCGTCCGGCACCTCGCCCTCGGTGGGGTCCGTGGTTTCGTCCTCGACCTTGACGGGCTCTTCCGTCTCCTCGAGCGGCTCCGGCTCCTGCCAGCGACGCAGATGCGCGCTCGCCGGATGGTCGTCGCACGCGAACACGCCATCCCCCGGCGTGACGAGCCGGACAGCGCCGTTCGTCATCCGCACCCGCGCGCCGTCCTGCGTCTCCTCCACGTCGCGCACCTCGGACGGCGCCACGCCGAGCGCCCGCGCAGCCTCAAAACGCGTCATTTCGTGTCTCCGTTCACCACGGCCAGCCGTGGGTTCGGCCGGGCCTTCGAGTCGTCGATCGCCGTCGCGATGTCGTCCGCGTTGGCGTCCGGCGCGTCCAAGTCGGCGTTGTATGGGATGCCGACGAAGTCCTCCCACGCCTTCCGCGCCGCCACCGCGGTCGCCTCCGCCGACAAGGCGCCGATCTGCCGCAGTTTCTCCAGGCCGGTCGACAGGTTGAGCAGCGTCTGTGCGGTGATCTGCGCGTCCGCCGCCGCGATCTCCGGGCCCGTCACCAGCACGCTCTGCGCGGCCGGAATCTCATACGACTGGCCCGTCCGCGGGTCCGTCGCCTCCACCATGCGCGGCAACCGCGCCGCGGCCACCGCCCGGTCGACGGCGAACCGCACGAACTCCGTCTGCAGGTTCAGCCACATCTTCTGCACGCCCTGCACGCGCCGGCGCACCGGCTCGGCCATCGTCAGCGAGGTGGCCCGGTTGGCGTCCTCCGGGTCGGCCAGCCACGTGCGCGCCAGGCCCGAACCACCGGCGATGAGGGTCAGCACGCTCTTGGCGGCTACGGTGTCCTCGTACGCGCCGGTATCGGCCGTCTGCGGCTTCCACGTCACGCTCTGGTTGTGCACCTCGATCGTGCCGGAGCGGGGCACGTGGGTACCGCCCCGGTTGGCGATGAACGTGTCGACGTCGTTCTGCTCGCCTTCGACCGTCACGTCCCACACCAGGTAGCGGGCCAGCGCAGTCCGGTCGATCAGGTTGGACAGGATCGTGTCGTAGGAGTCGAGCCAGTCGAGCACCGGCGTCAGGAAGGGCATGCTGCGCACGTCCGTCTCGACGGTCTTGAACGGCGTCCAGAACAGCGCCTCGCCATCCCTCAGGCCGGTCGCGTCGTCGACGCCCGCCACGGCCAGCTTCCGCTCGTCCGTGCCCGACCCGAGCACCACGCGCTCCGGCCAGAGCACGTTGCCGCGGGCCATCGTGACGTCGGTAATGGCGGCCGGGTCCAGCGGCGCATACCGCACCACACCCGACCCGGTGCCCACCATCAGCTCGCGTAGCGTCTCCCCCATCAGCAGGTTCGAGCGCAGGCCCAGCTCCTGGCCGGCGCCGATCTCGTTGCGCGGGTCGTTCCAGAACTCCTCCACCACCCGGCGCACCTCAGGGTTGGTGACCTGGAAGGTGACGCCCGAGTCACCGACGCAGAAGCTGACATAGGTGTCGATGATCGCCCTGGCCATGGGGTTGGCCCGGTATCCGGCGACGGAGAACTGGCGGGCCCGCTCCTGCGTCCAGTACGGCACCTCACGGCCGCCGCTGCCGGCCCGCCGCCAGCCCGCCTCCTGGTCGACCGGATCCCAGCCCGTCCCGGTCGCGCCGGTCGCGGCCAACTGGGCGGGCGTCGCCTCCACGGCACGCACCGACCGGGACGAGCGGCGCGGCGGAGCGAACCAGGAGCGCACGGCCTCAGGCCGCCTTCACCGGACGCGCAGGTCGCGGCCCGGCCAGCTCTATCGGCTGCTCGGCGCTCTCCGCCCCGATGGCCGCCGTGTAGGCGAGGCCCACCGCGAAGACGCCGCCGAGCAGCACCGACCACCACCAGTTCCCGGTCAGGCCGCCCACCGCCAGCGCGACAGCGACCAGGCCCAGCACGCCCACCAGGTTGGACAGCGCGCCCGCCGAGAAGCGGGGCAGCCTGATACGGATCACCATCGCTGTTCCTTTCAGAGGTTGAGCCGTTGCGTGGGCCGCCACATCTGCCGGTCGTCGCCCACGGCCCGCGCCGGCGCGGTGGCCGGCGGCGGCTTGGCCGCCTCCTGGACGGCCATCGCTTCCTTCAAGGCGTTGAGCAGCGCGCTCACGCCGTCAACCTTGTCGCCCGAGTTGGCCTTGTCCGGCTTGATGTTGCCGCCGCTGTCCGAGGTCGTCGCCAGGTTGTCGATCATCCAGCGCATGACCGGGTTGCCGCCGTGCCGGATCGCCCTGCTCTTGGTGAGGCGCAGCAGCGTCTTCAGCGGATGGTTGAGGCTGGCCGTGCCCTGGTTGATCGGCACGCACGTGAGGCCGCCATCGCCGAGCACCCGCACCACGTCGGTGGCACCCCACCGGTCGTAGCCGACCGTGGCGACGCGGAACTTCGCGGCGTCCTGGCCGATCCGGTTCGTGATCGCCTCGTTGTCGATGACGTTGCCGGGCGTCAGGGTCAGCCAGCCCTCCCGCACCCACACCTCAGCGT